CTGCCATTTCCAGTGAATTTTAGCTCTTCGGAGATGAACTCACGTGTTTCGCGACGGGAAATGTGTGGCCGTCTTTCTTTTCACACAAAGCGAAACACGTGAGTTATGAAAACAAATTCATTAACCGTACCTGTTACCGGAAGCCGGAAACGAGTACAAGTATCAAATCTTTTTTCTTGGACTACTATCCAGAAGCTCTTTAACGCCGTACCTGGCGAAATTACTCCTTGCAAAAGTATTTATGAAGCCAAAATGTACACACTTGTGCTAACGTGTGCATTATCTTTGTTGTGTCCATTATTGTTGATCCCGGCTTGTGCTATCTATAGTTCATCGAAAAAGGATGGGAGGGATGTATGACAATTGATGGTGCGGTTTTAACTTCAGAAATGATAGAACAGATCAGAGAATGGCAACAGAATTGTGATCTTGAAACAGACTTGATCACTCTTGATCGATCTATTGATTTTATTTTGGAACGAGGGGATATTGACGATATCATCTGTTCCAAGAGCACAGAGTATCTCCAACTGATAAAGTTACTCCGTACTTTATCTAAGAGTTTGTTGAAATTTAAAATTGAGAAGGAGGGTGTTAATCATGAGTGATAAAAAAGACTTAAGTATTTATATTGACGCTATCCAGGCGCGTTTTGCCGTAACGGATGATGAGAATAAGGCTACACATAAATTGTCAACGAAGGAAGTAGCCGATGCGATCAATGAGTTAAATCCATCGTGTGCTGCATCGGCGCAGGATGTATATGATGCCATGTTCGAAGCCGGCTTCGTGTTCCGCGCTCCTCGCGGAACGTCTGGACTCCGATTCAAATGGCTGCTGATTGAAAAATAAAAAAGAGAAAACTGCGAGTGCTGATATGGCCCCGCAGTTTTTTTATGTCCTTTTCATCCAGATCCAGAGCATTTACCTTTGTTGAAAAAAATTTATGATAACGGACGATTTAATAAAAAAGGAGTTTATTTCTCAGATTGTTAGCCGGGATGTAAATTTAATATACAATACTCAAGAGCAGGTTGTTCGTGAAGTGTTTCCTGGAGGAACCGGCCAGTTAGCCAACTTCCTCGCACGACGCCCGTTCAATTTTTCTGACGTTGGAGTTAATCAGACATTTTATATGCGGATATTCCCATATCTCCGCTTTCTGGATATACGATATCGCAAAGATCAAATGGAAACCCGTAGTAAGTTAGCTCTATATAATCGTGTCATTTTTGGTGTCCTCTATCATGAAACTATGCCTGATCTCCGATATGGGTTAACAGAAGAGATCCGGAAGAAGATCGGACTGCAGCTCCAAGAGGCGGATCCAGGCAAGTAGTTGTCCTTTATATGCTAAAAATAGCCTGCTACTTTCGCGGAAAAAGCAGTCCGTATGGCAAAAAAGAAACTTACTGAAGACGAATTAAAGTGGATACTCTCGATTGATTCTACAGAGGCACAACAGTCTGCGCGTAAACTTGATAAAGAAAATAAACAGTTAGCGGCAACCAACAAGGACCTAAAGAGCAAGATGACTGAGCTCGTGGCCGCCGGAAAAAAAGAGTCTCAGGAATATAAAAACCTTTCGGCTGAAGTAGAGAAAAATAATACCAAGCTTGTACTTAATAAGAAAAAGATAACAGAGCTGGAAAAAACACTTGGATTAACTTCGCTAACAATGGCTCAGCTACGGAAGAAAGCCAAAGACTTGCAATATCAGTTGGATCATACAGCGGAAGCTACATCGCCAGCTGAGTATAAGAAGTTAGAGCAGTCATTATTAGCTGTTAAATCCCGAATGACCGAATTACGATCAAATGGTCAACAAACAGGTGATGCTCTCTCTGGGTCCATATCAAAAGCGACAATGGCTGTTAAAGCTTTCTTTGCTCTAAAGCTCTTTGCCTATCTCAAAGACGGAGTTGTAACGGTTTATAATGTCAGGAAAGAGTTCGCGAAATATGAAGCAGTCCTTCGAAATACGTTCCAAAGCTCAGAGAAGGCTGCTGCAGCCATGACTATGTTGAAAAAACTAGCATCAGATACTCCATATCAGTTGCAGGAGTTAACAGAAGGATATATTAAACTTGTGAATCGTGGTATTATTCCTACAAGGGAAGAATTGATAAAAATGGGGGATGTTGCTAGTTCTCAAGGAAAATCTCTTGACCAGTATATTGAAGCGGTCTTGGATGCGATGACTGGAGAGTTTGAAAGATTAAAAGAATTTGGTATTAAGGCTAGTAAGGAAAATGACAAGGTTAAATTCTCTTTCAAAGGAGTTACGTCAGAAGTTAAATTCTCAGAGAAAGCTATCACTGATTACTTATATTCTTTAGGTGATTTGAAAGGAGTGCAGGGGAGTATGGCTATCCAGATGGAGGAACTGGAAGGTCGTTCTTCTAATTTGTCAGACGTTTTGGATGGTTTGGCTAATAAAATAGGAGCTCGCCTAGAGCCGACATTTAAGTCACTGTTTTCTTTCTTGTCAAAAAATGCCCAAAAATTATCAGATGTATTTACTCCGTTAAATGAAAGTTATCAGGAACAATTTGACAAGGTCGTTTCTCTCGAAACGAAACTGCCATCTTTAATTTCTAGATATGAGGCATTGAAAGCTAAAACGACCTTATCAAAGGAGGAACATGAAGAGTTGAATAGGACCATTGGTAGTTTGGCTAATATTATACCAGGAGCAATTACAGCTTTCGATGAATATGGAAACGCCATAGAAATTAATACAGAAAAGGTTTATCAGTTCCTTGAAGCTGAGCAGAATCGACTCAAATATGAATATTCAGAATCGATAGAAAAAGCCGAGAAGGATATACAATCAGCTAAAAAACTGAAACAAAAATTAGAAAAAGAACTAGCTACCGGTGGTAGATATAAGACGGATCGAAAGACTGGTGATATGTTTTTGCTTCCCTTTACTGAGGAAGAAATAAATGAAAAGGTTCAATTAATTCAAGAGTGTGGTGCGAAGATTCAAGGCGCAGAAGAAATGATAAAAAGACTTTCTGGAGAGACTCTTCGTGAACAGGTGGAAAATCAAAAGCAAACCATACAAAAACGTGCTGAATTCAATAATATGACAAAAGAGCAATTGGACGCATACATTAAAACAAATAAAGATGCTGCAGATAAGTATGTTGAAATCGCTCAAGAAATCTATGATCATAAATTCAAAGAAGAAAAAACTCCTGATGATCCTAAGAAAACGAAATCTGCGTTAGAATTGAAGTTGAAAGAACAAGAGAATGCCCATCAAGCGGAATTAACCACTCTGAAAAATACTCAGATACAATTCGGCCAGACTGAGCAGTTTTATAATTTGCAGCGTCTTAGTGCTGATACTAAGTTTTACCAGGAACGTTTAAAATTACTTCAGGACTATCAAAAAAAATCTTCGGATCCGAAATTGCAGGCTGATATTTCCAAAGATATAAATGCAGCTCAAGCATCCTTGATCGATACTCAACAGAAACGGGATCAGGAAATGATTAGTGTACTCAAAGACAATCGGGATAAGAGGCTCAAGTTGGAATCTCAGTCATATAAAACTCAGCAGATTGTATTTGAGAAAGGACTTGCTGAAAAACAAATTACACAGCAACAGTATGACGCTTTGATGCTAAGCCTTGATACTACATCTTCGGAGTCTCGCCTTAAAATATATCAGGATTATCAATCAGATATTATTTCGCTCGAATTGTCTTCAGGGATAATAAAGGCTCAAGCTGTGTCGACGGCCAATGAAGAAGTGATGACTGCGGACCTGGCTGCAGCTCATGCTCGTGCCGCTCAGCAAAAGACTCTTCAAAATTTGGTTAAGGATTTCAAAGCCGAGTTTAAGCTGACGACAGTTGGAGAGGACACTGATCTTCAACTAAAAGTACTGGAAGCCTCATACAATGCTCGTAAAGAAATGGCTCAAAAAGCCAACATGGATACATTAGAGTTGGACCAGGCATTTGAACGTGCTCGAACTAATATTTTGCAGGGAGCTGAAGAGCGACGTAATCAAATACGCCAGCAGAATGGATTGTTGTCAATGCAAGAACAACATGAGATTGAGTTGGATTTATTAAAAGATCAGAGAGAGGCGGGCCTTTTAGATGAAGAGGAGTATCAACAGGCTATACTTGATAAAAGAATAGCCCATCTGAAGGCATATTATGATTATTATAGTCAGCTTTTTTCAGGAGCTATATCTGCTCTGCAGGAAGCGGAGTTAGCTAATATTGATGCCAAATACGATGCAGAAATCCAGCGTGCCGGAGAGAATTCAGAAGAGGTGGCTCGTCTTGAAAAGGAGAAGGAGAATAAAAAACTAGCCGTACAAAAAAAATATGCCAATGTCAATTTTGCCATTAAGGTTTCGGAAATTATAGCAAATACAGCGGTTTCAATCATGCAGGCTTTCGCTCAGCTCGGTCCCATAGCAGGAGCGATTGCTGCAGCAATGTTAACTGCTACCGGTGCAGCCCAAATCGCTACAGCTAATGCTGAGAGAAAAAAGGTAATGGCCATGACAGTCGATGGAGCTGGCGGGACAGGATCCGGAACAGGGGCTCGTGTTGCTACGGGACGTGAGTCAGGTGGTTATGTCGATATTGTTCGTGCTCAAGATGGAAAAAGGTTTGAAGCTGTACTGGATCCGGATCGACGTGGATTTATTGATCATCCAACAGTTATTGTAGGTGAAGGACCCGTTGGAAGGAGTAAAGAGTGGGTTGCTAGTAATGATGCTTTAGAAAATCCGACAGTACGACCTTTTATTAATGTTCTTGATGAAGCTCAAGAGAAAGGATCCATTCGGACTGTTGATATGAATCAGTTAATGCGACAACGTTTGGCAGGCTTTGAAGGTGGTGGATATCTAGGGAAGAATAAACCTTCCATGACATCAGCAATGTCGGTTCCTGTCCAAAATAATACGATGAATATGGATGTCGATATCCGACGTCTTAATGAATTATTGGATAAGTTGGATCGTGACGGAGTGCAAGCCTGGTTAATTTATTCGGAATTTGAGAAAGAGCAAAAACGATTAGAACAAGCACGTAAAATAGGAAGTAAATGAAAATAGTACATTCATCAGGAGAGGAGTTAGAGCTGAATCCGGGAACAGTTCTTGATATATCACGAACGAATCCATTTTTCAACAATTATGGAGAGCAAAGTTTGCCGGTAAAGCTGCCATCGGGGCAAAGAAACAGACGGATATTGGGGTATCCGGAAGATTTGTCTGGTATAAGAAAAATGTCACAAAGAGCAGATGCTTCTATTCAGGAAGGTGTGTTTTTTATTCAGTGTCGTCAAGCTGTATTGTCAGCCGATGATAAGGAAATAGATACTTCTTATTATTTGAATGTCGGTTCTTTCTATGAAAAGATGAAGAACTTGAAATTGACTACTATTTTTAAAGATAAAGTAATCCGTTTTAACTCCGTTGAATCAGCCATCAGCTATGTCAGAGGAACGATGATCAATCAAGATCCGAAGTTTACTTGTTTTCCGATATTAATAGAGCATCAAGACACTGGCAATATAACAGCATTGAACAGATTTGGTGCACCTATAAAATCCGATGGTTATTTCAGTTTGATTAATGAAGTCACAAGAACGGAAACAGTGGATGATAATATTATATCTGTGCCTCCAGGCTTTTACATAACCCCTCTAGTGCGTGTCATGCATGTGTTGGAAGAGACGTTTAAATTTCTGGGATATTCAATGGATGACAACTTTTTTACTCGAACGGAACCGTTTGCTAGCATGGTGTTTCTAAATAATAATATAGATACCATAGTTAATGCAGAGATTCGTTATGAGCAGATTGTCCCAGATATAACAGTTTCGGCGTTGCTTGATATCTTTAGATATCGTTTTTGTTGTGAGTTCATACCTGATGAAGTAAGAAAAAAAATCAAGATTGTACTTTTTAATGAAGTGGTGGAAGGAAAACCTGTCCGTGATTTATCTGCGTTCTTGACAAATATACCAAAGATCAATCATGGGGCTAAATATAAGCAAATAAAGCTTTCGGCAGAGAAAGGACCTATAATCTCGTGGAGTACGGACGGGACAGAAGATGGTAAATGGATTTCGTCAACACCTGATTATTTAAATAAAACCTTACCTGATATTGCGTCAATGTATCCAGAGGCAATGATAGACAAATCCAGAGGTATAATTTATCGGGAAGGCTTCTCTGCTGACAGGACTATCCGTGAAATCGTAGGATGTGTGAATTGTGATTATTTTGCAGGAGAATCGGACGATTTCGATACAGAGAAGAAAGAATCTCCTGATGTGATGGTAAATATTGACTCTTTACCATTGTCTGGGGGAGATGCTCCTTTTGTTGGAGTGTCGCGTTCTTTAAATTCTAACATTGTTCTGGATGATGTACCTAGGCAATCCTCTACATCAGCGGATACAACTCAAAACAAATCGGAATTGAAAGCCATGATGTGTTTCGTTGTTCACACTCCAGAGCGTAGGTATGATTATGGAACCATTTATGCACATGATCCCGGAAATACTCGATTATGGCCTTATGCATTATGTTATAATGGTCCTGATGGGTTGTATGAAAAATTCTGGAGAAAATATGATGACATGCTTCGTAATTCGATGCGACCTGTGACTGCAAAACTTCTTTTGAATGAAATTGATAAGTTGAATTTGACTTGTTACGAAAAAGTTTCTATTCATAATCAGGAACTTCTTCCTAATGTTATTAAATATCCTGTTGGTAAAACTGCAGATGCTGAATGCACATTTTTGACAACGAAATTATATGAACCCCTTGTTTCAGCAAAAAGTGAGTCCGATCATTTTCCGGATTCTAAATATCGTTGGAATGTAAGATGGAAAAGAAGTGACAATGATACCTATACTTATTTCAAGTTAAAAGAAACACCAGTTACTTTTTTTCCACCACCACCGACTGAAGAGCAATATCGGAGAGGGGGAAAGTATTATGAAAAATCTTTTGCTGTGGAATTGGGAATGGAGATCGAGTTACCTTGGGGGAAACCTATAATTGTAGGAAAGGTTGATGGCACTTTTACTGTGTGGCTTGAACCTGTGGTTCGCGAGTATTAGTTGTCCTTTATCATGATCGAGCATGTACATAGTTTTGAAGCAGGTAATAATAATGACAGATGGCAACGATAATTGATAAACCGGAAGTATTGAGTTTGTCGGGGAACATGAATAAATTTGTTCTCGGAGCCAATAAGGTTGTTTCTTTTATATTAAAGAAAGGTACAGCCGTTCTTGTGGAACAAAGCTATAATCCGGATTCAAAAGGAAAGATCACAATAGATGTCAAAGATATTGTGGAGAATCAGTTGAACTACAAACTGGATGTAGAGCAAACTGTTTATAATCAATCGGATTTGGCTGCTGATTTTACTGCCATAATAGATGATGTTAATTATTCATTTCGAGTAGTTAAAGCCGGTATAGCCCATTTTTCCGATACACCAGGGAATTGGTTAAAAACACATTTTTTGACTTGGCAACCGAAAGTTAAGAAAGTTTCTTATTATAGTCCGGAATGGTTAACCTACTATGCTGTGGAGTCTTGCCAGATAAAACTGCAGGTAACATTCCCGGACAAAACTACCCGTCTTTATACATTGGCCAATCCGGTTGCCGGAACCGTTACAACATGTAATTTACAATATGCTGTTATTGCCGGTCTTTTAGGCTATAGATATCCATCGTATTATGAAGTATGGGTTGAAGTTTCCGGCAAAAGGGTAACGGAATCACAGTATTATACCTTTACGGATGTCTTGAGTGAGGATGAGCAATGGTTTCTCTTTGAAAACTCATTAGGAGGTTTAGACTGTTTTCGGGCTTTTGGAGTTAATAATTTAAATTCGGAGCAGGAACATAAAATAGCAGAACTGGCGGGCGAGAGGCTGGAATATAATGTTGATACAGCCAGAAAATACACTAAAAACACAGGTTTCTTAGATGACTACTCCCGGCATTGGTTGTTGGATTTTTTCCCAAGTAAGAAGAAGTTTATCCATGAGAGTTTTGCGATCAGGAGAATAGTCGCTACCGAAAGCAAGGTTTCCTATGCCTCGAATGAATTGCCTAGTTCATATACTTTTACTTACCAATATGCTGAAATTTCACCATATTTGAATTTAATCCGGAACGAACAGGAGCTTCCAGATAAGTTGGTGGTCCCGGATATGGATTCGCCGGATTTTATTTTTCCCCCTCGCCTTGC